AATGAGCGCAGCGCCCGGTTGCGGGCGTCGACATTGAGAGCGGCTGTATTCATGTCACACATCTTAGGGGCGGTTGTGGCCAACGTCCCGGACGCGCTCCTCGACGCCACCCTCGGTGCTGGTCCGGCCCCACACCACAGCCCAACGGGTGAGCCGCAGAATAGCCAGTGCCGACAGGATGCCGTAGGACACGATCCGCGATGCCGTGAAGGTCCACGGAGTGCCAGGAGCGAACCCGATGGTCAGAACGTTGTAGATCGCCAGACCCATCGAGGCGACGATGGCCACCGGGAAGCCCACCATGTCGAGGATGTCGAACCAGGTGATGCCCTTCATGAGCCCGCGTCGCTGCGCCCGTATGGCGAAAGGGGTCCAGGTCGCCAGGAAGGTCAGCGCGGCCAGCAGGCCGATGATGACGATGACGGTGATGGTGACCTCGTACATGAGCCCCTGCCTACTGCATCGTGGTCAGAGACCGGTTCTAGCGACCCGTTGCCGCATCAGCATCAGTTCCGCCGCAGCACGGTCTATACGTGCAGAGTTTACGGTGGCGTGGGCGGTCACGTCATCCACTCGCGCTTCAAGAACGTGTATGCGCTGCTCCAGGTTGCGGCGTTGTGCCCGCGACTCCCGGAGCCGTCTCCGCAGAGACACCACAGTCACCGCCTCACTTCCCACGCTGAAAGTCATGCAACTCCTGTCTCACGGCGTTGATGGCCTCAGTTACGTTCCCGCTGGTCTGTGTGAACCCTTCGAGTGAGGTGGTCGTCTTCTCGATCAGCGGTATCAGCGTCTCGGTGATGAGGAGGTTGAGCCTCCGGTTCTCTTCCACGAGTTGCTTCGCTGTCGGGCCAGGAACGATCCATCCCGTTATGAACCCCAGGACCACGATACCCAGGGTTCCGTACTGGAGGATGATTGAGAGGGGGTCACCTGAAATAGTTGGGGCGTCAGCGGCGGGGGCAGCCGACACTGTGGAAAGAGCCAGCAAGAGGCTGGCTGATACGACAAGCCTCATGGACACCCTGATCTCATCCTTTCGCCTGCGGTTGCACCCAGTTTGTCCAGGATGAGGCATGTTCGGTCAAGATTCCGTGCGCGTAGGGTCTCGCGTTCCTCTCGATCTACCGCCAACTCAGCACGAACGCCGAGTACCTGCACGAGCAGGATCATGCAGGACAGCAGCAGGGCCACCATCGCAGCGATAACGATCCGCACTCCCCAGGAGTTCAGGTTTGTCGTGGGGTCGGCGAACCAGTTGGCTATTCGCTTCGCGTCCATCACTTGATCGTAGGGATGGTTACGCTGTCACACATGGCGGACGACACCTGGAGGCGGTGGACGCCAGACGCGCAGGCTCGGGCGCTCGTAGCGCTGCGCGAACTGGACCAGGACAACTGGGCACCCTTCTACTGCAAGCGCCCAGGCTGCGACGGCGACCCTCACGACGACTGGACCTGGCAGCACGCCCGCGCCGACCAGCACCCGCCACCCGGCGAGGCGTGGCGCACATGGCTGCTGCGCGGCGGGCGAGGCTCCGGGAAGACCAGGACCGGCACTGAGTGGATCAACCGCCGCGTCGAGGTGTCACCGCTCGTCGCCCTCATCGCGCCCACCGGCCCCGCTGCCCGTGACGTGATGGTGGAGGGGGAGTCCGGCATCCTGCGGAAGTCGAAGCCGGGGAAGCGTCCCACCTGGGAGCCGTCGAAGCGGAAGTTGACCTGGCCCAACGGTGCCATCGGCTACACCTACTCGGCTGAGGAGCCTGACCGTCTGCGTGGTCCACAGCACTACGACGCCTGGCTCGACGAGCCCGCCCACATGCCGCTCATCGACGACGTGTGGTCCAACCTCAGCCTGGGTCTGCGGCTGAAGCGCGAGCGGTTCCGCCCGAAGATCCTCTGCACGACCACCCCTCTACCCGTGCCGTGGCTGAAGAAACTGGTGCTCCGCCCAACCACTGTCTCCACCGTCGTCTCCACCTACGCGAACATCAAGAACCTGGACTCCGAGTTCGCCTCCACCGTGCTGGAGGAGTACGAGGGGACGCGGCGTGGCCGTCAGGAGATCCACGGCGAGATCCTCCAGGACGTGGAGGGCGCGCTGTGGAACAACGACATGATCGAGTTCGCCCGCGTCCGGGAGGTTTCAACCGTTGAAATGGACCGCCTCGTGGTCGCCATCGACCCGGCTGGCACCGCCACATCCCGCTCCGACGAGACCGGCATCATCGTCGTCGGCTCGAAGGGCTCCGAGTTCTACATCCTGGAGGACGCCTCCGGGAAGTACAGCCCGAACGGCTGGGCGCAGCGAGCGCTGGGCCTGGTCGACAAGTGGACCGCCGACTACATCGTCGCGGAGAAGAACTACGGCGGCGACATGGTGCGCTCCGTGCTGGAGTCGGAGATGAAGGAGCGGGCCGAGTCCGTCCGCGTCGAGACTGTCACGTCACGGCGTGGCAAGGCCATCCGGGCAGACCCCATCGTGGCGCTGTACGAGAAGCAGCGCGTCCACCACGTCGGGGTCATCGAAGCGCTGGAGGACCAACTGACCTCTTGGGTGCCGGGGAAGCCGTCACCTGACCGGCTCGACGCGCTGGTGCACGGGGTCACCGCACTGTCGGTGTCCATCCAGCCTGCGACGATTAGTTCGCCCAGCCAGTTCATGGAGAGGTACGGAAGGACCGCATGAACGAGTTCATCACCATCCTCGACAGCATCCCCTGGTGGGTGGCTGTCATCGTCGGCATCTTCTCCGCTGGACGTCTCACCAGACTCTGGACCGCTGACGACTTCCCTCCGGTGGAGTGGGCGAGAGACAAGTGGGTGGTGGTCACCAAGGGTGGGAGTTGGTCGAAACTCGCCGAGTGCTTGTGGTGTGCTGCGCCATGGATCACTCTTGTCGTGGGAGCCTGGGCCGTAGTATCAGGTTTGCACTGGACATGGTGGGTTCTCAACGGCTGGATGGCGACGTCTTACATCGTCTCCTGGTTGGTCTTCCATGACGAAGATGGCATTAGCCAGCGATAGGGAGGGTTAGATGCCGCGTCCTCGGACGGCAACGGTGGCGACACCGACGGCGAACTCACTGGTCGCGGCTGCGACCCAGATGCTGCCTCCGGGGCGACCCGCCACGCAGCGCTCCCCCTACCAGTCCTGGCAGGACCAGGCGTGGCACTACTTCGACGTCGTCGGAGAACTCCAGTACGCCGCCAACTGGTTCGGTGCCGCGCTCTCCCGCACCCGCCTCTATATGGCGAAGCGGGACGGACGGAACTTCGACACCCAAGAGTCGGGGCCAGCGGTCGACCTGCTCGCCGACCTGTTCGGTGGACCCGAAGGCCAGTCAGAGGCGATGAAGGCCATCGGCATCCACCTCTTCGTGGTGGGGGAGTGTTACATCGTCGGACGTGGACCACGCGAGAACCGGGACGAGATCTTCGACTACCGGTGGGAGGTCGTCGGCATCCAGGAGATGCGCCACCTCGGTACACGCTGGGTGATCGAGTATGACGACGGCAAGCCCAACGTCACCATCGCCGACGACGAAGACGTCCTGCGCATCCATACCCCCCACCCGAAGAAACGCTTCCTCGCCAACTCGCCGGTCCTCTCCTGCTTCGCGCCCCTCGCGGAGATCGAGGGCGGCAACGCCCACATCGCCTCCCAGTTGATCTCGCGCCTCATCGGCTCCGGCATCCTGCTCCTCCCCCAAGGGCTCACGGTCCCCACCCCGGAGGGCTACGTCCTGCCGGAAGGGGCGTCCGAGTCCGACAAGGTGATGCAGGTTCTGTACGACGCGATGACCACCGCCATCGCCAACCCCGGCACCGCCGCCTCGCAGGCTCCCATCGTGATGATGGTCCCCGACCAGTTCGTCGACAAGGCGAACCTCCTGAAGTTCTGGTCCGAACTGGACGAGAAGGTCATCGAGATCCGCAACGACGCCATCACCCGTCTGGGTCGCGGCCTCAACCTCCCCATGGAGGTCATCACCGGCTCGGGTGGGATGAACCACTGGGGGATGTGGCAGATCGACGAGTCCTCCATCAAGGCTCACATCGAGCCTGCGGCAGAGACCATCGCCAACTCCCTCAGCATCCAGTACATCCGGCCCGTCACCAAGGACCCCAACGACGTCGTCCGGTACGACACGTCCGAGATGCGGATGCGGCCCAACCGCTCCAAGGAAGCCATCGAACTGTACGACCGTGGTGAGTTGAAGTCGGAGACCCTTCTCCGGGAGACGGGCTTCACTCACGAGGACGCACCGGACGATGAGGAGCGGCAGCGCTGGCTGCTGATGAAGGTGGCCTCGGGCTCCGCCACCCCGGAGCAGGTGCAGGCCGCGCTGGAGGCTCTGGGTGTTCCGCTGGTGGTGGCGGTTCCGCTGGACAACGAGACGCCACGGGAGTCCCGCCCGGACCCGTCGCTCCAGGACCACCCGGTACGGGAACTGCCACCCATCCCCGACGCTGCCGCTCTCGACGTGGGGCTCGCAGCCTCCTGCGACGCCATGGTGTTCCGGGCGCTGGAGCGGGCAGGCAACCGCATCCGGTCACGGAAGAACTTCCGGCCAGTGGGGGTGGACGCTGCTGACATCTACCTGCACACCACCACCAAGCCCACTGATCTGGACGCCCTCCTGGACGATGCGTGGTCGTGCGCCCCACGCCTACTCCGTGGCCTGCCGTTCGAGCAGAAGGAAGCCGTCCAGGGGGCGCTGGACGAGTATGCCCGTCACCTGCTCACCGCGCAGGTCGAGCACGACCCGACGCTGATGGTCCGCTATCTCACCCACTCTTCCGTCCGGAACCCGGTCGTCTAGTGGAGTACGTCGCCGACGTCGAGGAGTACGCCAGTCGGCTCCGCCCTGCGCTGGAGGAGGCGATGGCGGCGCTGCTCGGCTCGGTGAAGTACGCCATCCGGCATCGCGGCGAGAAGGGCTGGACCGACGCCCTGACGGCCCGTGCGGTGCGGATGCTCGCGGCCCGCTACCGACAGGAGTCCGGCAACCGTGGCGGGCCTGGCCTGCGCTCTGAGACCGCCGCGTTCCGCAAGCAGTTGGCCAGCACGCTGAAGAAGGTCACCAAGGAGTCGGACCCTGACGCCATCGCGGGCTCCATCGCTGCCGCGCTGATCTCCGCTGGCACGCTCGCTGCGGCCATCGACTCCGGCGACGGTGAGGTCACCAAGGTCTGGGTCGACATGGACGACGACCGGGTACGCACCACGCACCGTGAGGCCAGCGGTCAGACCGTCGCGCTCAACGAGAAGTTCGAGGTCGGTGGGGTGAAGATGGACCGCCCCGGCGACATGACCGCTCCCATCGAGTTGTGGATCAACTGCCGGTGCATCGTGTCGATCAGAAGTGACGCGGATGCGGCATCATTGGTGGCCAGTAGCCCCGAGAAGGGAATCACGATGACCGACACTCTGGATCTCACAGAGTTCGCCGACGCCGAAGTGGTAGACATGGTCGGGGACGACGACGACCTCACCATCCCCTGGTACGGCGTGCTCGCCCCGGAGGGGATGCTGTCCGGTGACAACCGGAAGTTCGCCGCCGACGCGCTCACCTGGCGCGACCTGCCCCTGCCCCTCGCATGGCAGAAGGTCAACAGCGCGGGCCACGACGGCTCCGTGGTGGTGGGACGCATTGATGAGATCTGGCGTGAGGACGGGCTCATCAAGGCTCGCGGTCAGATGCTCTCCACGCCGTCT